AAGTATATGCCGAGTTAGGTAGAAACGACAAAACAATGAGCCCATTATTTTTTATGGATGATGCGGCAGCGCCTACTGCATTTGTAGCAGGTTTTAGAAAAATGTTTCCACTAAAAAAGGAAACTAACATAAGTCCGAATCCAATTAAAAAAAGTGGAATAGCGAGTAGAAAAAAATTGCTTTTTTTATTATCTTAATTAACATTTATTAACTAATGGAACTAAGTCCTTATAATAGTGAAATAATAGAAAATATTCAATTACTTGGAGAGAAAGAGAATAAGATTGAATTAATCAAGTTTATAAACGAAGAAGATAAATATATTATGCATATATCATTAAATGGTTATCCTGTTAAAGTAATAACCGATTTTGAAAATTATTGTTTCGTTGAATCGGATATTATTAGCTTAGATAAATTAAATTTAGATTTTATAAATTCTGAAAAGAAGAATACAAAATCTATTATTTCTATTTTGAAATCATTTAAAATAAATGAAGATAAAGTTTCAACAAAGAGTGTTGTTCTAAATGATTTTTATCATCTTTATCAAAAAATTACTGAATTTTCTAAGATATTAATTGATTATGAAAAATTAGAAAAAGAATCAAAAACTTTTCGAGATGTTAAAAATATTATTGATGTCTCTAAATTTCCAAAAGAATTATTATTTAACCCTAATCAAATTTATCAAATTATTGTAAATGAAATTAAAAATATTAATCAAAATTCTAAGCACAGACACGAACTTGTACCAATCAATAACAATCCTTATAATCTAAGTTTAAAGCTTAAATTAAAAAATCCAATTATTGAAAGAATTAAAAGTGTATATAATTTTGATTATATAGAATTAAATATTAATATTGAGCCAAAAATTTATCCCTTCTATCCACCAAAAATTGAATTTGTTAAACCATCAATTAAATTACCACTTGTTCATAATTTAATGAATTTGAAAATATTAAAAATGGAAAATTGGAATCCTACAATATCTCTTGAATGGTTGATTACAACACTTGCTGATAAATTAGAACCAATTATACAAGATTATGTAAAATTAGAAGAAAGTAAATTTATGGAAGTTAATTTTTTATTAGTTAAATTAACTTCAATCACTAAAGAGAATGCAGCAGAAAAAGAAATTTTTACTATTGATTTTAATAAAGTTACGAATACTGAAATTATAAAGCACTCTGCTGATAAATTTTGGAAATCTGGTGTTGGTTATGGTTATAGTGGTAGAGCTCAGTGGGATATTGGTTCATTTGTTAAAGAACAAGAAATTCAAATGATAGAATTAAGTAATCTATTGGGTTCTATTAATTCTCTAATTAATAAAGAATGTATTGAAGAAATATATCAATCTATTTTACCGACAGTATTAATTAATAAAATTAATGGTCTAACATTACTTGAATTAGATAAGTGTATACCTGTATATACTGAAATATTAAATATTTTAGAAAAGTTATCATCATTAGAAAAAAACCAAGATTTTATTAATAATATTAGTAAAGCTTTTAAAATTATAGCAGATGAAATTTCTTATTTATTTCAATCAACACCTGATACACAAAATAATGAATTATATATTAAGATTCACTGTATTGCAGATTGGTATAAAAGTAATACAATAGTATCTGTTCAAAAAATAATTATGAAAGATTTGGATAATAAGACAGAATATGAAAATTTTATGAAACCCTTACAATTTGATTCTTATGATATACCTAAAGACCATAGATTTCATTCTAATCTAAGTCAGAAACCAACTAGCAAAGCAGTTATGCGTATTATATCTGAAATATCTAGTTTCAAGTCTGGATTACCATTAAATTGGGATTCCAGTATCTGGGTGCGTGTTTCTAAAAAGCATATGAATGCATTTAGTTTCTTCATATCTGGTCCCAAAGATACACCTTATGAAAATGGTATATTTGAATTTCATGCGTATTTTCCATCTAATTATCCCGAAGAAGTTCCACAAGCCTTAATCCATACTACAGGAGGTGGGTCTGTTCGTTTCAATCCTAACTTATATGCTTGTGGTAAAGTATGTTTATCTGTTTTAAATACTTGGAACGGTGAAGAGAGTGAAAAATGGCAACCAAAAACATCTACATTCTTACAAGTCCTAATTTCTATTCAATCTCTAATTTTAGGTACAGAACAACCATACTTTAATGAACCTGGTTATGAAAAAACAATGCATTCTTCAGAAGGAAAGATGAAATCTGATTTATATAATGAACCATTACTAATTGGTACTATTAAATTTGCTATAATTAGTATGATTAAAAATCCTCCTGATGGTATGAAGGATGTTATTTTGAAACATTTCCAATTGAAAAAAGAGGAAATCCTTCAAACTACTGAAAAGTGGTTAATTAAATGTAGTCCTAAAACTAGGGCGACATTAGAAGAGTTGAGAAAAGAGATGGTTGAACTTTTTGCAACTTTATAGTGTGACTTATATTATTTTAACATCTTATTGATACAATTTGATTATCAACATAACCTCTGGTATATTTTTATACATTACCACTGTGACCATTAAATAAAGCCCAACGACAATCACCACCACAAGCCATATCTCTGATTGTAAAAGCTACACCTTCATCATTTAATGACCATCTACCTATTCTAACACCTGACAAATTACCTAATCTAGCTTTAATTGCATCTATTTCAGCGAAAAGATTTCTACCATTAATAGTATTATCGTTAGTCCATAATTTACCAGCGGCGAAACCACCATAATATCCTTTATTATCAACCCCTGTCATTCTAACCCATTCATCATCACCACTACCTCCACCACTTCCTCCAATCATCCATTTATTTTTAATTATAATAGCACCATTTGATGTTATAGTACCAGCTTTCACATTACCGGTAACATCAATATTACCATTGTCATAAACATCCATTGTAGGAGTTTTATCATCTTTTTGAAAACGTAAACGCCATCCAGTACCATCACCAAATTGAAATTTATATGCATCTGGTGAAGCTGTTCCACTTAATATACTTAAAGGCATTGTTGTACCTTTAAAATTTAAATTACCTGGAATAGTTGCACCGCCATCCATTAATTTTCTAGCTAATTGAGCTAACGTATTAATAGCATTTGTATCATCAACACCACCAAAAGGTTGATCTCCATCAGCAAATGTTTCATTTGATTTATTACAATTTAATAAATAAAATTGATATGTAACTAGTATCATAAAAATTATAACTATTATTTTAAATGTTTCCATATAAAGTGTTGTGGAAAATATTTATGAAATCAATATAAAAATATTTCTATTATTTATAAATTAACAAATGTAACTTTGAAATCACTACCAGTATTAAGATCTGGCATACTTGGTTTGGTTTCAGGATTTCCCTTTATTTTAGCACCACGTTTTTTAAGTTCTTCTATAATTTTAGAATTCCCTTTTAATTCAGCTGTTTCTAAAATTGATGGACCAAAATAAGGAACTCTATTTAGTTCTACATCTCGATTAATCAATTCTAATGCAATTTCTTCAATATTATTGACAATAGCAGGAAACAATGGAGACCGCCCAAATTTATCTTTACTATCAATATTAATACCATTTTTAATTAATTCTTTTGCAACATCTATATGTTTTTTATACAAAGCAATATGCAATAATGTCTGATCACCAACGTCTACAGTATTTATAAATGCACCTTTTGTAATAAGATGCTTAACAATTCCTAAGTGACCTTCAGAAACAGCTAGATAAAGAGGTGTAATACATTTGTTCCATTTTGCTTCAATTTGTGCACCGTTTGCAATTAATTCTTTTACAATATCTAAATATCCGTTTTTACTTGCAGATTGTAAAGGTGTTTGTTCACTGTTGGTTGTACAATTTATATCTACACCTTTTGAAAGTAGTTCTTTCACAATAATAAAATTACCATGGGTACTAGCAATATAAAGAGGAGATTCACCGTTTAAGTTTTTGATATTTGGATTAGCACCAAGGTTCAAAAGTTCTTTTAATATTTTTAAATGATTAAACCTACTAGCTAAACCTAATCCTAAATCATCATCAATATAAATTTCATTTATATTACCTAAATTTTTATCAATCGACTTTTTTATTAGAGTAAAATAGTGTTTTTTAAGTTCATTTTCATCATTCCAATTTTTATGTATAAAGTATGGAGCCATAATAAATTTAATTATCTATTAACTAAATTTATTTCAATTTTTTTATTTATATAATCTCTCTCTCGCTAAAATACAATTAAAAAAAAATACATCTATCTTTTTTAATTAAAAAAAATATATAAAAGAATAATATAATTATCTATTATATAATAATAGATTTAATAGATGGCTTATAAATGTAAAGTATGTGATAAAGACTATTCTAGTTATAAATCTTTATGGTATCACAACTACAAATATCATAAAGTTGACGTCAACATAGAGAAAAAAGATGTAAACGCTATGTCAACCTCTGTAAACACAAATAAATGTAATTTCTGTAATAAAGAATTTAATACAAGACAATCAAAAAGTAGACATGAATTACATTATTGTAAAAATAATAAATTAAAAGAAAAAGATGACGAAATTCAAGCATTGAAAAAAGAATTAGGTGAATATAAAAAAGATATAATTAAAGATATTATAGTTGAATACAAAGAAATAAAGAAACAAAACGAAGAACTAATGAAACTCTTAAAAGTGCACCCTAAAACCTTAACTAAAATGAATAACAATGGTTGTTTAATTAACAATGGAACAATGAATGTACAAATTGTTCAACTAGGTCACGAAAATTTACACGAAGTATTAAATGACAATCAAAAATTGAGTATATTAAATAAACAAGCAATGAGTCTCAATCAATTAATTGAATTAATACATACCAATCCAGAGTTTACACAATTTAGAAACGTTTGTATTACCAATTTACAAAGTAGTGTAGGATTTAAATATTGTGATAAGGCGAAGAAATTCTTAGCCGTTAATAAAAATGAATTATTAAATGATTTGATAGAGAATCGTATTTATGATATCCAAAATTTTTATAAGGAAATAGAATCAAAAATGACACCCGATAAAGCCAATAAAATGAAAAAGTTCATTGATAGAATGTTAAATGAACCCGAATTAAAGAATTTAAAGAAAGAAGAGATTAAATTAATTTTATACAATAATAGGGATAAAATTAACACAGAGTTGGATAATAATTTAAAAGAGCTAGAAATTTAACACTTAGAAATTTAATTGATTTTTTAATTGTAAATACTTTGCTTTATATTTCAAGTATTTTTCTTTTATTTTAATATTAGGTCTTTCTTCATTAACTATAGTTAAATTAGAATCAAATATTGATTTACTTTTTAATAAATTTTGTAATTCTGTTTCTAAATTTATTTTATCTTCTTGCGCTATTAAATTAAATATTCTATATTTTGTAAATAATTCTCCACCCATATCTTTCCAATCATCTAACTTACCATTAAAATGTTTATTTAATACAAATTCTTTTGTACCATCATTAAATGTATATTGTGCTACTTTTGGGAACTTCTTTTTCTTGCTTGGTTCCAATTCAGGTAAAATATCTATTTTAGTTAACTTTGCAATTTTAAATTTATTTGATTGATTTAAAATTATATAATTCTCTTCTAATTTAAAATTATTTAGTTCAGTAATTTCAATTAATGTTTCTTTT